TTCTAAAAACTCTTAATAAACGACAAGAGGAAAATAGATTAAACTACTACCAACCCTACGAGTTTCAAAAAAGGTTTCATAAAGCAGGTTCTGAGTCCTCTCAACGGCTTTTGATGGCAGCAAACAGGGTGGGTAAGTCTTATGTGGGAGCTATGGAAATGTCAGCTCACCTAACTGGACTTTATCCTAAGTGGTGGAAAGGAAAAAAATACGATAAACCTGTTAGAGCATGGGTATGTGGTGCAAGTAATGAAACCACAAGAGATATCTGTCAAAAAGAATTATTTGGGCAACCTGACAACCCAAGAGAGAAAGGGAAAGGATCTATTCCCAAACATCTCATTGGAGAAACAACAAGAAAACCTGGTGTGCCAAACGCACATTCTTCGGTACTTGTTAAACACAGCACAGGTGGGTGGTCTAGGGTTGCCTTTAAAGCCTATGAAATGGGTGCTGAAAAATTTATGGGGGAGAGTTTAGATCTTATATGGTTAGATGAAGAACCACCTCAAGATATTTATTCACAATGTATTACTAGAACACTTGACAAAAAAGGTCAGGTATATCTTACTTTTACCCCTGAATCAGGTATGACAGAAGTAGTACAAAACTTCACCTCAGATTTAAGACCAGGACAAGCCTTAGTTACAGCAGGGTGGGAAGATGCTGAGCACTTAACTGAGGATATGAAAGAACAGATTTTAGCTGCCCTACCTCAACATGAAAGAGATATGAGGTCAAAGGGCATACCAATGATAGGAAGTGGATTAGTCTTTCCTATCGATGAAGATAACCTAGCCTGTGATCCTTTCACAATTCCACCCCATTTTTCAAGGATTGCAGGTCTTGATTTTGGCTATGACCACCCTACAGCAGTAGTTTGGTTAGCATGGGATAGAGATAAAGATATTGTATATGTTTATGATTGTTACCGAATGAGTAAACAAATACCAAGCTATCACGCATCACATATTAACGAAAGGGAAGGCAGCGACTATATTCCTATAGTTTGGCCACATGATGGTTACCAGCATGATAAAGGTTCAGGTGTTACTCTAGCTGAACAATATAGAGATGCTTATGTTAATATGCTGCCTTTTCACTTTGAAAATCCACCAGCATTAGGTGAGAAAAAAGGTGGTAATTCGGTTGAAGCAGGTCTTATGGATATGCTAGATAGAATGGAAAGTGGAAGATTTAAAGTATTTAATACCCTTTATGATTGGTTTGAGGAGTATCGTATGTATCATCGTAAAGATGGAAAACTAGTCAAACTTAAAGATGACTTAATGTCGGCTACAAGATATGCTGCCATGAGTCTTAGACATTCAACAACAAGAAATTCACGATGGAATAGTAGTGGCAGATTAGGCCCTGATGTAGCTGTCGTGTAAGGAGAAAATTATGCTTTTACTAGATCAATTATTAAAAAATCACCCACTACTTAAACAGCTAGGTAACTTACCTGGATTATCAGTTTTAAGCAAACCTAGTATGTTGCCCACTTCAAAAATAACAAGCAAAACCCCAATGGGAAAAGCAATCAATAGAAGTGGAATAACAGCAGCTTCGATGTTTAAAAAAAGGTACGGAAAATAAGGAGATAACAATGGCACAATCAATGGCAAAGAAATTTAATCCTCTTGGAAGTGGATATAAGAAATTTCACCGAACTGCAGCACAAATATTTAAAGATAAGGTTAAAAATAAGCCACCAAAACCTATTCCATATGGTGTTAGCAATAGTCGGATACATAAACCTATTCTATATGGTGTGCATCCCCCTACTAGTAGAACACGAAGAAACGGAAAATAAATGGCTAAAACTAAAAAAATGACCGATGATGAATTAGCATCAAAACTAAGTAACGAGATAGAGTCTGCTACAGGCAATTTTAATACCGAGCTATCTTCTCAAAGAGAAGAAGCTATGAAGTATTATCTTGGTGAGCCTTTTGGCAATGAGATAGAGGGTAGATCAGAAATCGTTACAACCGATGTTAGAGATACTATTGAGTATATTATGCCATCATTGATGCGTATTTTTACCACACACAACAATGTAGCTGAGTTTGAGCCACAAGGCCCTGAAGATGTGCAAATGGCACAACAAGCTACTGACTATGTTAATTATGTTTTTAATAAACAAAACAATGGCTTTAAGGTACTATACGATGCTTTTAAAGATGCCTTAATATCTAAAACAGGTGTTATAAAACATTTTTGGGAAGAAAAAGTTGAGGTTACTACAGAAACTTATACCAATTTAACTGAGATAGAATACCAATCTATACTTGCAGACGATGAATTAGAGATAATAGAGAAAACAGAAAACATAGAACAAGAAGCTCAAGCAGATGAAAATGGTATGATGGTATCTCCTGAAGTTATTACATACGATTGTAAAGTTAAAAGAACTAAAACTGATGGACAAGTTAAAGTTTTATCAGTACCACCTGAAGAATTTTTAATATCTAGGAGAGCAACAAGCATAGAAGATGCTAGTTTTGTATGTCATAGGGTTAAAAAAACAGCATCAGATTTAATCTTAGAAGGATATAGTCCTAAATTAGTAGATGAATTACCAACTTATACACAAAGTAATGCTGAGTGGAATGAGGAGAGAATAGCAAGATTTAGCTTTGATGATGATTCTTCACCAGCAGATGAGGGTGAGGGTGCATCAAGAAAAGTTTGGTTAGAGGAATGTTATATGCACATTGACTATGACAATGATGGTATAGCAGAACTTAGAAAAATTACCAAAGGTGGTAATATAATACTTGACAATGAAGAAATAGATTCAATTCCCTTTTCAACTATTTGTCCTCTACCTATACCACATAAGTTTCATGGAATGAGTATTGCTGATACTGTTCAAGATATTCAATTAATTAAATCAACTATTGTTAGAAATTTACTTGACAATATGTATTTAACTAATAACGCAAGATATGCTGTTTTAGCAGGGCAAGTAGAGTTAGATGATTTACTTTCATCTAAACCTGGTGGCATTGTTAGAATGAGAGCACCAGGAGCTGTAACTCCATTACCTACACCACAAATACAACCTCATGCTTTTGAGATGGTTAAATATTTAGATAGTGTTAGAGAAGAAAGAAGTGGTGTATCTAAAATGTCGCAAGGATTAAATCCTGATGTATTAACATCTCATGTAACATCAGGTGCAATAAGTGCTGCAACAGAATCTGCTACGCAAAGAATTGAGTTGATTGCTCGTATATTTGCAGAAACAGGTATTAAAGATTTATTTAGAAATATATATCAATTAATTCAAAGATATGAAGATAGAAAAAAAATGGCTTATCTTAATGGTAAATTTGTACCAATAGATGTATCTCGTTGGAAAGAGAAATTAAATTGTACTGTTAATGTTGGTGTTGGATCAGGTTCTCAACAAAGTAAAACTCAAACAATGGGTGCTATTATGCAGATAATACAAGGTTTAGTACAAAATGGTGGAATGGGTAGTTTAGTTACTCCACAAAATATATATAATACTGTTAGTGAATTTATAGCACAATCAGGATATAAAAACTCAGACCAGTTTATATCTAATCCTGCTATGATGCCACCTAAACCACCACCTGAGCCTACCCTTGAAGAAAAAGTAGCTCAGCAAAAAGCACAAGTAGAATTACAAAAATTACAATTACAAGCTAAAGAGTTAGAAATTGAAACGCAACTTAAAGCACAAGAATTAAAACTAAAACAAGAAGAAGCTGCAATCAATCTTGCTCTTAAGCAACAAGAATTACAAATTAAAAAATCACAACTTGATTTAAACGAACAAGAACTTGCACTTGAAGCTGTGCAGGATAGACCTATTGGAATAGGGCCAAGCTAATGTCATACCCTAAATACTCAGGTCATGGAAGAATTGAGAGAAACAAATTAGTTTCTAAAAAAATATCTATTCTTAGTTCAGAAAATGATAATTTACCAAAAAATAAAAAGAAAAAACATAAACAATTAGTGGCTATAGCATTAGATACTTACCCTAAACGCAGGAAATTACCACTAGCATGAAAGACTTAAATGAGATAAATACAGAAATAATAGTGATTAAAAGAGATATTAATGATATTAAACTTAATCATCTAACTCATATTGAGAAAGATTTAAAAACTGTAAAAACAGAAGTCTTTAAATTTAAATATATTGCTTATGGTGCAATAGTTGTTTTTGTTTTAGCAACCGATACATTTAAAGAGTTATTGAGATTATTATAAATTGACAAGATTCACTATTAAAGCTGATATAACACACAAAGAATTACAGCAACTAATGTTGGAAAAAAGAATTTCAGTATCTGAGTTATCACGAGATACCTGTATTAAAGAAAACGATATTCGTGGTTTCTTAACTGGGAGAAAAACTATACCTGCCAATGTGGTAGATAGAATCAACCAAATAGGAGAAAAAAATGGTAGATAAAGAAAAGGAGATAAAGGAAGGACAAAATGCAAAAGCATTACTTGAAGACCCTTTATTAATAAAATCTTACGAAGTTATCCAAAATGATATTTTTCAAAAATGGATAAGAACAGAAGTTGGAGATACAGCAGGTAGAGAAGCATTATATCATTCTCTAAGAGGTGTATTAACAGCTCAAAATGTTCTCGTAAATACTATGGAGAATGGAAAGATTCTCGAAGAAGAAAGAAAGGGAGGTAAATAATCATGGCAAAAGATGATATCCCTATAAAAGAATCCACTCATGGTGGTGTGCCTGTAACAGATGTTGCATCGGCACAAAAAGCACTTCATGATATGATTAGCACTCCAAAAGAGCAAAGCGAAGAAGATCAAGAAGAAACAGAAACTCAAGAAGATGTTTCTGCACAGGACACGGAGTCCGAATCAGTTGAAACAGAAGCAGAAAATCCTGATGGATTAACTGCTAATGACTTAGTAGACCAAGACCAAACGGAAGAAAGTCAGACACCTGACACATACACCATTAAAGTAGATGGTAAAGATGTAGAGGTTACTCTTGATGAACTTCAAGCTGGTTACAGTAGACAAGCTGATTACACAAGAAAAAGTCAAGTATTGGCAGAACAACGCAAAAAAGCTGATGATGAATTAGCTGCGACTCAACAAGAAAGACAGCATTACTTATCACAACTTGAACAATTTAATACTCAGGCAGATGCAAAAATTAAAGAACTTTCATCTACTGATTGGACTAAACTCAAGGAAGAAGATCCAACCGAATATATGTTGAAAAGAGATCAATATAGGGAACTTCAGGATAATAAAAGAATGGTTGAAGATGAACAAAAAAATCTTCAACATAAATCACAACAAGAGCATGAAGCTAAATGGCAAGAAGAACTTGTAAGACAGCAAGAAATTATGGCACAAAAACTACCTGAATGGGTAGATCCAAACAAAGGCCCAAAACTCAAACAAGAGATTAAAACCTTTGCAGTAAAAAAAGGATTTACCGAACAAGAAGTTAATAGCTTAATTGATGCAAGGTCTGTAGATGTTCTACACAAAGCCATGTTGTATGAAAATCTTTTATCAGCTAAAATTTCTAATAAGAAATCTAAAGTTGTTCCTAAAGTTCAAAAACCTGGTTCTCCAGCAACTAAAGGTGAAATATCTAGTGATAAAGTTAAAGCACAAAGAGCAAGGTTAAGGAAAACAGGACATATCAATGATGCTAAAAGTGTTATTGAAAGTCTTATGAAGTCTTAGCCTAATACTAAACTTTTTTACAAAAGGTAATCAAAAATGGCAATATATGCAGACTCTTACGAAACTTTCGATAGTAATGATAAGAGAGAAGATTTGGCGAATGTTATTTATAACATCTCTCCAACTGAAACACCATTTATGTCTTCTATTGGTACTAGTTCAGCTAGTGCAACAAAGCATGAATGGCAAACAGATTCTCTTGCAGCAGCAGCTACGAATGTCGTAATGGAAGGAGATGACTCTCCTAGTAGGGCATTAACAGCTACTTCAAGACTATTAAATTACACTCAGATTTCTACGAAACCTGTTGTAGTTACTGGTACTCAAGAAGTTGTTAATAAAGCAGGTGTAACATCAGAGATGGCTTATCAAATAGCCAAAGCTGGTAAAGAACTAAAACGAGACATGGAGTTCGATTTAACAGGTGTTAATGTAGCAACTGTTGGTTCATCAGGCACAGGTCGTAGACTTAGAGGATACGAAGCATGGTGTAACACTAACGAATCTCATGGAGCTGGTGGTTCTACACACAGTACAACTGGAGCAGTAACAGATGGAACTCAAAGAGTTCTAACTGAATCACTTTTAAAAGCAAACATGAAACTTTGCTTTGACCAAGGTGGTAATCCTGACTTGTTGTTAGTTGGATCATTCAACAAACAAAAAGTATCAGGTTTTACTGGTAACTCTACTCGTATGGACATGGCAGAAGATAGGAGCTTAGTTGCGACTATTGATGTTTATGTTTCTGACTTCGGTGAAGTT